TTGCATACTTGTCAATGCAACGCGTAGGGCTATTGCAGATAAAACCATACTAATTGCCTGATCAAACCCACTAAGGCCAACGACATACAGTACGTTACCTAAAGTGCCCCAATAACTTTGAATTGTGCTCACAGCTAAGGAAAATGCTCCCTGTGTTGCACCATATGTAAATAAAGAAAGTCCTGCGCCTTTAAGTAACTTAGAAACGGCACTAGATAAAATTGTTTCTGATACTTTGGAAAGAAGATTAGCTAAACTCATTGTTAATCCTCTCCCTTAACATTGATACCCGCAACAATAAAAGCTGAAGTAATCGCACCAACAGCTAGAACCGCAGGCTTAAAGAAAATAAGAGCATTACAAACAGGTTGATAAGGTAATTCAATCGTATAACTTTGCCCCAGCACCGTAAATTGAACAGAATCCTTAGGACAATCATTT